GACCTAGGTTGTCCCAACAGAAGATTATCGGGCTCTGTAATAATTCACCACATAAACCCAATCTCCCGAGAAGACATACTTAATAGAAACCCAATTATATTCGACTTAGACAATCTGGTCACTACTTGCCTCAAAACTCACAATGCAATTCATTACGGTGATATTAATTTATTAGACAAAGACATTGTAATTGAAAGAACTCCTTTTGATACATGTCCTTGGAAAGATAGGAGCACATATGACAAATAGTATATTAGATGATGTCAAGCTCCAGTTAGGAATAGATGAAACCGATGATAGCTTTGACCCTCAAGTAATCGATACAATTAATACTATATTCGATATACTCAATCAAATAGGTGTTGGACCTGCAGATGGGTTTTACATTGAAGATAATACAACTACTTGGGATTCTTATTTAAGCGAACATGGTAAGACATTGCGAATGGTAAGAACATACATGTATGCTAAGGCTAGATTAATATTTGATCCACCATTAAGCAGCGCAGTCATGGATGCCCTAACTAAGATCGCAGATGAAACCGAGTTTAGATTAAAGACTCAAGCAGAGTACGATAGATTTAAATCTATTACCGGAGATACCGGAGAACAAAACTATTATAAGTAAGGAGGTCCTCGATGGAATACACTGCGGTAGATGTGGATGTCGGTGAGAATTTTATAGAACACCATGGCATCCTGAACATGAAATGGGGTCGAAGAAGATTTCAAAATCCTGATGGAACTTTGACGGCTGAAGGTAAAATAAGATATTCAAGAGAAAAAAGAAGGCAAGCAGCTAAGAATCTTAAGAAAGCAAGGAAAGTTCGAGAAGCCAACAAGAAGAAAGAAATGAAGTTGGAAAAGAAAAAGGCCAAAATAGTAGCCAAAGGTCTCGACGAGGTTAAGAAGAATTCTAAATTATTTAGCAATGAAGAGATTGCCAATCTTGTTAATAGAAACCAACTAGAATCTAGACTTGCTGACGCGGCAAATAGCAAGAACGTACAAAAAGGTAAAATTAAAGTAGATAACGTATTAGACTTTATGGGCAAAGCTGCAAGTATCGCAGACAGTGCCGGTAGAATCTATAGAAACATTAATCCGATACTTGAGGATAATGGTGTTTTCTTAAATAGAGATAAGAGAAATGATTATATCTATAATAGAAATAATATTCTCAAGAGACGTAAATATGACGCCATGGAAAAAGAATGGGATGAAGCTATGGCGGATGCTAAGTACAAATTCCTTAAAGAGAATAAGAATTCTAAAGACCTTATGTATAGACTTGCTAAAGCCGAAATCGAGAAGGATGTAACTAAGACTGAATATGAGAGAGATCATCCAGGCGATAAAAAGAAGATGACTATTAATGAAGCTACTAAAGCGATTGATAGAGCGATTGATAGAGATGGCAATTCTCTCGGCGTTGACAAAGACGATCTTATTGATTTCCTTTTAGATAATAATATTATTACACAAAGTAACAAAAAGAAATAGGTAAAAAGCAGGTGATGAGATGAGTTTAAGTAATACCGCCACGCCTTACTATTATGGACTTTTTAGAGATGCAGTCATACGAGGTGAAATACCAGTGTGTCAGCAAATCTCAATGCAGATGAATCTTATAGATAATTTAATAGCAGACCCTAGATATTACTATGATGAGGATGCTGTTAAAGGATGGATATTATTCTGTGAGAACGAATTAACTCTTACTGATGGTTCCGACTTACATCTATTAGATACATTTAAATTATGGGGTGAAGACTTATATGGTTGGTTTGTTTTCATAGATCAAGAAGTTCCAGTACCAAATCCGGATGGTAGTGGCATGCACTATGAAGTCAGACATGTTAAACAACGATTAAGAAAGAAACAATTCCTTATAGTAGGAAGAGGAGCGGCTAAGTCTTTATACGACACTTGTGTACAAGCATATGAATTAGTAGTTAATAAGAAGACAACACATCAAGTAGCAACGGCCCCAACAATGAGACAGTCGGATGAAGTATTATCTCCATTCAGAACTGCCATCACAAGAGCAAGAGGACCATTGTTTAAATTCCTTACAATGGGTTCTATACAAAACACAACAGGGTCTAAAGCAGAAAGACCAAAACTGGTATCAACAAAGAAAGGAATTGAATCATTATTTACTGGATCATTACTTGAGATAAGACCGATGAGCATTGATAAATTACAGGGTCTCAGAGTTGCATGTACCACGATTGATGAGTGGCTATCTGGAGATACTAACGAAGATGTAATCAGTGCTATTGAACAATCAGGTGATAAGGGAGATAATCCAGAATACATTATACTTGTTACTTCATCCGAGGGTACTGTACGAAATGGACCTGGTGATACAATTAAGCTAGAGTTAATGGATATTCTCAAAGGTAAGTATTCAGCGCCTCATGTAAGTATATGGTGGTATAAGTTAGATGACATAAATGAAGTATCCAATCCTAGTATGTGGCTAAAAGCTAATCCGAATATTGGTAAGACAGTATCTTGGGACGCGTATCAGAGAGATGTTGAAAGAGCAGAAAACGCACCAGCAACTCGTAATGATATTCTTGCAAAAAGATTCGGTTTACCAATGGAAGGTTATACATACTTCTTTACTTATGATGAAACTTTACCATTTACAAATAAACAAGACTTCTGGCAGATGCCATGCGCTTTAGGAGGAGACTTATCACAGGGTGATGACTTCTGTGCTTTTACATTTATATTTCCACTATCATCTGGAGCATTTGGTATTAAAACTAGAAGCTATATTAGTAGTAGAACATATGAAAACTTACCAATGGCAATGAGAGCAAAATATGATGAGTTTATTAGTGAAGGTTCATTAATTGTAATGGACGGTGTTGTTCTTAACATGGAATTGGTATATGATGATTTAGATAGACACATAATGGATAAACAGTATGATGTAAGAGCATTTGGATATGATCCATACAACGCCAAAGAATTTGTAGAACGCTGGGTTTCGGAAAACTCTGAGTTTGGTGTTGTTAAAGTTATTCAGGGTGCCAAAACAGAATCCGTGCCGCTCGGAGAACTCAAGGCATTAGCTGGCGAAAGAATGTTGATATTTGATGAGAGTTTAATGCAGTTCGCTATGGGCAACTGTATTACAATGGAAGATACAAATGGTAACAGAAAATTATTAAAGAAGCGTCGCGAGCAAAAGATAGATAATGTGGCAGCTATGATGGATGCATGGGTAGCCTACAAACTTAATCGAGACGCTTTTGAGTAAAGGAGGGCATCAAAATGAACGATGCGGATTACTTCGATACCTGCTATGATATCGGAGAAGATTACTTAGCCCATTATGGTATCCTTGGTCAGAAATGGGGTCGAAGAAGGTATCAGAATCCTGATGGAACTTTAACGCCATTAGGAAGAGAAAGATTATATGGTGAGAGCGGTAAACAGAAAGTAGTGTCTGGTTTACTAAATAATGGCGGCAGATATATAGCACGCCTAGATAAGAATAAGCTAAAAAGAATGATGTCAGCGGCAGACGCCAAGAGGAGACTCGATAATTATGATTGGAGAATAAGATCCAGAAAAGTTAAGGGTAAGGATACTTCAAAACTTGAAGAGAAGCGTAGAAAAGTAGTGGTCAATAAGGATTTATATTCTAAGGGTCTTACAAAAGGGGAAATAGAAATTGGTAGAAGTGAATTACGCAAAAGAGATGATAGGATTGCTAATATGCTTACTATTCCGGCTGGCGTGGCTGGTGGTTTAGGAGCTATGGCTATAGCAGGTGGTATTGGCGCTGCAGCTAAATACTTACCAAAGATAGCATCGACCGCTATATCGAGTGTTGGCCCATTAATACGCGGTATAAGTAATCAAGTTAATAAAAGTCCTATAATGACTACATCAGTCCATAAGATTCAATATCCTGAAAAAACATGGGAAGACATATTTGGAACAAGCGGGGCTTATGATTATTTAAAAACACGGAAATATTATGATTGATCAAAATAAACAAGGAGAAAAGATATGAGTAATTTTGCAGATATGGCATATGATAATTATCTTATGCACTATAGAACTAAGGGCTCTAAGAATGGTTATACAAAAGACCCTAACTATACACCAGTTGGTGAAAAAGCTAGAGATTATTCCGGAATGCCTTCGTCAGCTAGAGAGGCTAAGGAAAGAACTGAAAGAGCATCTGAGATTAGTAGACTTTCTAAGCAGTTCGGTAGGAAAGGTGACACAGGTGGAATGCCTTCGTCCGATCGCGAAGCTATGGCTAAAGCAACATTAGAAGCATTCAGAAGAAAAAGAGATGAGCAAGAGAAAAGAGATGCGGAGATCAGTAAGATTACTAAGAATCCTTTCCTAAGGGCTTACCGAGGGGATTATTCAGGAATGCCTACATCTGCTAAAGATGCTGCGTTAGATGCTTATAGAAAAACCCTCGAAAAAAGAGCTACAAGAAGAGAAAAAGCAAAAGACTACGCAAGATCAGTTGAGATTAATAGACTTTCTAAGCAGAAAACTAGAGGCGACTACGCCGGAATGCCTTCATCAGCTCTTGCGGCTAAGGAAAGAAATGCAGAGATTAAGAAGCTTCATGGCCAGGCCAATAGAGGCGATTTAGCAGGTATGCCTTCATCAGCTAGAGAGGCTAAGGAAAAAGCAGATAGAGCATCTGAGATTAGTAGACTTCGTACTCAGAGACTTAGAGGAGACTATGCGGGTATGCCTTCATCTGCTCTTAGAGCGAAGGAGAATGCAGAAACGCAAAGAAGAGAAGAAGCTAAGGGAAGATACAATAGACTTAACATGCAACGCGAGGCAGAAGCTAGACGTAAAAGAGAGTATGATCCAAAGATGCTAGCAGAAAACGAAGAACGCAGAAAACTTCTTGCTGAATTAAGAAGTAAACAGAAACGTCCTAAGACGAATAAGTTTAGAGCTGAGGAAATGAAAGCTCAGGCAGAATCTAAACGTTTAAATTCTGCATATGAAAAGTCTAAGCGTGAAAAAGCAGCAAGCGAAAATAGAGACCGCGAACTTCTGCTTGCAGAAAATAGAAGAAGACAAAGAATCGCTAGAAAAGAAGCAGAAAGAGCCAATGAAAAAGCCAAGGCAGAAAAAGATAGAACAGAAAGAGAAAGAACAGGAAGAGAATGGGAAGACATAGTAAGTCTTAATAAATCCAATTCTGCTCTTAAATCTACTAGCGGATACGGAACCCCTAAGGGATGGCTCGAGGAGCGTAGGAAACTATTAACCCGCAAAGGTTTTAAAAGGATAACAAGTAGTGGTAAAGGAAGAAAGGTATAAAAATTCAAAATGGGATTAATTGATAGATTACAGCATGGATGGAATGCTTTCATGAATAAAGACCCAACAAATTCAGTTATCTATAGTATAGGTCAATCATCTTATAGAAGACCAGATAGACCTAGATTTAC